AATCGTCTATTAACCTTATTATCCTATTGGATGCTGATACTTCTACATTACTTCCCGTGAAGACATTATTAGCATAAGATCCACCATTTAATTCAGCTAAGTTCAATTCAAAATTTCCAGGATCTAATCGGTTTCCTATTTTATCCCTGTTAAAACTTATTGCATAAAAATGATTTATTGATTTATGTCTATTTTCCGGTAGAAAATCTCCAATTTGTTTTATTATTCCACCAAGATAAGTTGATTCATCTCCATGAAAACATGTCAATTTATATTGAGAATATATTGCTCTAGATGGAGTATCTGCTAATTGTCCAGAGACTTTAAATGCTTCATCAATAAAAGACGCACCACCACCATTCACGTTACCATATGCTATGGAGTACATTTCATTATCGGGTGTGTTTTTTGAGGCTGACATCCAAACTTGTGTGTAATATTTTTTAGAAGAATCAGACTGTGCTGAGCTTGTGTGAAATGTAGTCAACGTTCCAACTCCAAGGGCCCACAATCCTCTCGTATAGAGTGATGTGAAAATATCACTTCCTAACAAATTATTGTTTTCATTCGTGAAAACCGGTTTAAATATATTTGACATAGATCAATCCATAAATTTTTAAGTATAATATCAAACAGTTCTTTGTCTTACAGTTATAGGTATTACAAACCTTGCACCTGTTTGATCACCTGAAATTATCAATTTTGTAGTTGCTGTTGTATTTTCTGCCAATTGAGTTCCAGTTGCAACAACAGTCACACCACCACTTATTTGTGATTTTGCAACAGATCTACCTGGAAGTACATTTGTTGCATCACTAAATGTAACATATGTATTATCCAATATATGATATGTGTATGTAAGGTTTGGATCTGTCGGTGTTGCACCAGTTGTACTCAAATGTACTGTTGTTGGATTAACCAATTTACCTGTTGCTACAGTTGTTTCATTTGTATAAATAGTAATCTCTTCCATAGGTTTTATAAATGGAACGTGTGTTGTTCCCGGAGGAAGTGTTATTAATTTATATTTCAATGATTGTGTTTCATCTGGAACAGCTTGTAGTATTGGTAAATTTTCTATTGTAGAACCATAATAATCTGTTCCACCTGGATGAGATGGATTCCACAAATCGTAATCGATTTCATCATCTGCCAACGCAAACTTAGTTATGTTGAAAGCACTTCTACCTTGAGCTAACAACTCACGACCTTTTTTGGTAAGAATAGCGTCAACAGTTATTGTGCTATTATTCAAGTAAGACATAAGATACTCCTTCTTAAAAAATTATATTAAACAGCTAAATGTTTAGTTTATAGATATAAATATAAAAATATTTAAAATTAATGCAATTTTATCTTATTTTTGAATTTGTGGGTTTCTTGGATCGGTTACAGACCTAACCTCACTTATCAAACTTTGAGCGGAGGTAAATCCTAAGTCCGGTCCTAAATTTGGAACACTATTGTTAGAACCAGACCACCACATTACCCAAGGAAAGGATCTAATATATTGTTGTGAACTTGGATAATTTACATATCGGTTAGTACCACTTTCCTTACCTTCTTGTAAAAATTTCGGTGTAAATAGATTACGTCCTTTAGAATACGATGATGATGTATCTAATTTTATTATTCTTGGAGCGGTATGTTCCAATCCATAAATATTTTTTGGTTTATTAGTATTATCAAAAAAATCACCTCTAATCTCAGTCTTCCAAAAAGAACTACTTGGAAATATATCATTGAACTTTAACGTTTCATAATCATTATATTGATATGATGTATCTTCATAATTTTCATATATTAATTTATAGTTTAGTGCTTCTGAGTTTGCATTAAGAAATGACAATCCCATATTTTTAGATTTTTTATAAGGATATGGGTAGTCATTACAACCTATAAATTCTCTATTTCGTTTAGCAGTTTCAAAATAATTTGGCGATTTATAGTTAGAACTATCTTTTAACTCAACTATTATTTGGTCAGCTTGCTTTGGATTTGCATATTTTATAACTGTATCGTAATAATCATACGTTTCGTATTCGGATATTTGGTTATAATAAGTATAGTCTATGAATGATTTATTGTCATTTCTATTAAATGATGAAGTCAATGATGGAAAATTATCAAAAACTATCATTTTACTATCTATAGGATTACCCTTAGCAGTTGGTAAAATAGCATGATACATAGTTGACTTTGCATTTAAATCCGCTTTGGTCAAATCTGTTTTTATAAGTGTGCCATAGCTTTTATATTGAAAATTGGGTTTGTTTATACGATCAATTTTTAAATTAGCAGTTTTATTATTTATTTTTGCTACATTTTTTGGTGATACTTCAATTTCACCCATTTTTATTCTTTCATCCGTTTCGGATTCTATATTAGTAACAGCATCATTTTGACCGTCATACATACTTATTTCCAACGCATCCCCATCCTCAAATCCAACAAATAAAACAGTATTTTTTGAATTATAATCAGCGGGAGTATCGGGGAACCAATCTATAACCTCAGTCTCGGAATAAAAATCCTTGGTTTCAGCCGTAGTACCTTTGTTCGATACAACTTTTGATCTCTCTAACACATTTGGTTCTATAACCAATCCCAAAATTTCATTTACACGTGCTGGTAATGTTTGTGCTATTTGTTCAAATACACTTAAATCGAACTGTGATACTATACTGATGTAAGCATTAAAGTCATTTTTGTTACTGTATTTTTTCCAATATTCTTCGGAAAATCTATTTAATTCACGGTATTCATCAGAATCTATTATACCAAAATCACCTATAAACTCACTTAAATCAGTATCACCAATAGCTTCGTAAATATCTTCATTTATTATGTGCTGTGGTGAAAAAGCAACCATAAGTCTATTTGAATCAACAGAATTCATTAGTAATGCGGATTCTTCATAAGAAGTATTCATATTTAATGCACCCGCTAACGATGCTGAATCTATTCTAACTTTCTGTGAATAATCCGTATTTGCACCCAAATTAGCGGTGTCCATATTATAGACTTCCGTTGCTGACTCAAATGAATCTCTTGTAAATCCATTTAAATTAGCAACTTTGGATGAACTATAAAATGTATTTTGTTTTTGATTTGGATGAGAACTTTTTATGGTTTTTATTGTTCCCAAATCTAATGGTTGCCAAAACTTCCATTGTGCTTTTAAGTCATAAAAAGAAGAAGATGGATCATTTCCATTATAAGCTCTTGCAGCTAAAACGTGATTATTGAATGAATCTTCTCGTAATTGGTCAGACCAATATCTTAATTCAAATACAGAACCAAATATACCATTTGATGTTTGATTGTTACTTCCGTAACCAACATATACTTTACCGTCAGATGCCCATGATTCGTTGTATTCTGGATTAACAGAGCCAGTTACAAATATACTAGCACTTTTTTCTATTGCCAACTTTCCATATTTTTCAGATTTAAGAATTAGGTCATATCTCTGATTTACCGTTGGGTTATCGTTTGTTATATTTCTACGAATCATTATATTCAATGGAACATCATCGAATAAAAACTCGTCTTCTATTGAAGCTGATAGGTATGTATTTCCATCACCTAAGTAGAAATAAATACCACCACGTTCTATATCCGTTCCATTTTTATTTACAGTCACAAACCAATTTACTAATGAACCAGATTGTTTTTGTAATAAAGTTTGGTTCTCAATACCGTCATAACTATAAACCTTTTCGGGATTCATTCTCCATCTAAATGTTATTGTATCGGGGTAAACCCAATCGTCTTTATGGTTAACCCTTTCCCAAGGAGTTTCGATATATTGGTTCGGTGTCCTATTAAAATTAAGAAAATATGTAGCCTTTTCATATACATTTTTACCTAATTCCAAAGAATTTGGATTGTAAGGTCCACCATATTCTCTTATAGAAATTAATGTTTGCGGTATTCCATATGCAGCCAATAATGCCTTTATACCACGTGATGTCCCCTTTGTCTTCTGTATGTATGGTAGATTATTTAATATACGTCTCCATACTTCTTTAGTTCTTTCTTCTTCAGTCTTATTATATTTTTTACCTAAAAGATTTGTTGCAGAATCGTTTTCTGCATTTAAACCTAGTGCGTATTCCCATAAATCTTTTTCTTGTATATTACTTGATAATTTCCAACCAAAATTATTGGTAACAGCTTGAACTAAATCTTGTGATAATTCATTCTTAGGGTTTTCATCTCTAATGTTCTTTTTTAATATATGATTTATGTAGGTATAAACAACATCAAAATGATGACCTATCATATTTACAAATGTATTGAATTGCTCATTTTGAGCATCTGACTTTACGTGCTCGGGTAAAACGGAATATAGTGAATTTTTATTTTGTCTGTCATAATCAGTTGCTAACGCTATCAATCCATCGTACCAATCTTTTACTATAACATCAGTTGTTTTATAAAGTCTATATTTTCCACTTTTTACCGATATATCTTCTAAATCAAATACGGAAAATTTTGGAAAAGGATTTATTTGACCAACCGTTGTGGTATATTCTTCTGTGTATAACCACTTTTCCCATTCATCAAATCCAGATATTACTTTATCTCTAAGATTTGTTATCGTTAAGATATTTGTTTCTATTTGTTCTGTGTCACCAACAAATCCTACCAAATCATCTAATTGTTGTTTATATCTTTCTAATAACTGTATCTTATAAAAGAAATTTTCAACTCTTTCTGTTGCTGATGAATAAAATACAAAACTTTCAAATTTAGTATAATCTATGTTTAACGTTACTGGCTTATTATCACCAAAAATGTATTTATTTAATATCTCTTGAGATGTATTTACATTTTCTGATAATAAATCATTCCAAGACTTAAATTCTGTATCTGATGTAAGATTATAGGTATTTTCAACACTGTAATTAGGTCCACGTAATTGATTAGGATTTACTGTTTCAGGTGGTGGTACGTCAGATAATTCTAATTGATCTATGTATGGTTTTAGTATTTGTGATTGCAACCAACATTCAGATCTAACATCTAAATTATTTGGCAATCTACTAAATAGTTTTACATAAAAGTAATTTAAGTTTCCATCCGATGTTACATTTATTACGTCTATTAAAATATTTTGACCAAAGTTTAATACTATATTTGGTAAATATTTTTTTGGACTCATGTATTCCAAAACAAAATCAGTTAGCCTTGATTGTGCAGATCCATCATTAGGATTAGTTAAGGCCAAAACTAATTCTTGTCTATTTCTCGATATTTCAGCTATAAATAATTTAGTATCGGACGTTCTTGATGATACGGTATTTCTTAAAAAGTTGTAAACTATTCGATATGAACCATTTTGTAAATTAAATGGTTTTATATCATTTATCACATCCATATAAATCGCATTTGGATCTAATAAATTATCAACTGTCCAAGATTTTATGTCATATACCGATCCAACATAAGCGGTATTTCTATGATATATGTGTAATTCTAACGAATCCTTTTCAACTAAATTTATAGGATCATCAACCGTATACAATGTTGGTACTATTATACGCCGTTCTTTATTAACAGCATATCTAGCACCACGGATTGGTCCTGATGAAGATAAAATATCGTTTATGTTTTGATATGAAAAACTCATTAAATTTATTCTATTAGGTTGTTAAACTTGATGTTGTACTTGTTATTATTTGCATAGCATTCATCAATTGATTCGATTGTTCTCGTGTAACTTGTTCTAATGTTGCTCTTAACTGCTCTATTTCCGCATCCTTTTTAGCTATTATAGAATCTTTATTATCAATTTCTGTTAATTGTTCGGTTATCTGTAAATCTCGGTCTCTAACGTATTCCTCGGTTATTTCCACCTGTTCATTTAGATCTGTTATTTGAGAACGTAATGACGCCAACGAATTTGGATTTTGATTCATCAGATTGGCCAAATCACTAAAAAATTCAGTAGAAGCTAATTGTTGTAGTTCCTGTTCTCCTATGTCTTCGTTCTCCACTCTTAATTGATCTAAAGTTAATCTATACATACGAAGAACATGATCTTCTGCTGCTATAGCATTTGGTAGGTCTTTAAATCCTATATCAACTACATAAGTGAAATCATCCATAGTGAAACGTTCATCAAAAACAGCAAGTTCTATTTTACCTCTTGTTGTTTCCGTTTTATTTATTGTTAATCTACCGATTCCGTTTCTTTGTAATCCATCATTCATCGAGTAACCTTGAAGTAATGATTATTGTCAAATATTTGTATGTTATCACCATCGTCCGTTTCTACCTTAATAACAACCCTATAAAATCTCTCAGGTTGAAATGAATGCATCCATAAATCAAAATAACTACTTTCACCATCACAACTTATTTTAGTACCTTCTTTTGAAAATGGTATGTATATCTCATCGGTATGTGCATCTCTTATTTCATAATAGGATGATGATGGTAGGTAATAATTTACAGTATAGTATGACTCAGTTGTATATGTTTTTAATGGGTATCTTGTATTTGCATATATTCTTATTTTAGCTCTTTCAGCATTAGCATAATATTTTTTTAGTTTAACATTTAAATTCATGTTATCTAAATTGACCAAATCTAAACTTCCAGTAACAAATTCGGAATTATCCCAAACAATATGTAATTTGGGAACATATATTGTATTACTGTCTGTACTAAAAAACTTTATTGTGTTGGTACTATCTGCTAAATTTTCAACATCTTCATTGAATTTTACTATGAAGCCTTCGTTTGGTATCGTTGTTGAACCACTTACCCAAGAGTTTACAATATTGGTGACATCCATATAAACGTCAGACGTTTGGTAAGTGAACGATTGTGAAGCTACTAAGTTATTTGTATCCCACCAAGTACCACCACCATAATTTGTATTATACTCACCAACAACATCGGGATTTATACTTTGAGTTACATTCCATTCAACTCCAATATTTTTTGATGACCTATATTTCCAAGATACACCATCAGTTGTTGTTGGTCTATTTGCTTTATTTCCCGTACCGTTAGTCCATGATTCGCTGACTGGATAAGCATTTATTGTATATTCCTGTGGTATCTCTTGTACATCAACCGTCTTCAATTCCAAAAAATATTTTGCAGAGTATGGTATTTTTCCATTTACCAAATATTCTTTCAATTGAATTAAATTAAATTGCATTAAAACTCTACTGTTGTATATCACAGGATTTCTACCAAAAGCCTCATGTGACAGTTCTAATACGGCATCTATTCCAGAATTTAACGATTCCGTTTTTTCATAAATTGTAGCGTCTCTATTTGCGTATATTGTGTATATCATTAGAATGACCTCGATTTTCCAAATATATCATTGTCTGGAAACCTAATTTCAAATATTGATGGATCTAATGATGGGAATATTATACCGTCTTTGGTAGCGTTTTGTATGTCATATACATGTTTTGAATATCCCATACTTTCATTGTGTTTATTTATTATTTTAACATTTACTACCGTTTGAACACCTTCCACCCTATCCAACTCCGTATAAATATTACTCATTACTATCGGTTGATTTATTTGCCATTTTTTAACGTCAAAATAATCCTTCAATTTATTTATACAACGAAGAACTACTTGATTTCCATTTTGATTTGGTAATGTTACTATTTCAAATTCTATACCTATGTTTATTACATAAGCATCTTTAATTGAAATACCATCGGTCATTATCCTATACTGATCTAAGTAGGTCTTTAAGTTCTCTTTAGTTGTTTCATTTATTGGTATTAAATTACCATTTGAATTATATCCTAATAAATAAAAACTGATACCTAACTGATTTGGTATGACTTCGTTATTGTTTGAAGCATTATATTTTATGTCAATATCTTTGGTTACATAAGCTTTAGCAATAGAACCATATTTTGCTGGTAGACTATATGCACGTAATATGTAATCTTCTTTAGTAACTGCTCTGTTCTGTGAAGCAAAATGTGCTAAAGCGTTTTGACGAATTTCTTCTATTTCCTCACCAATTTTACCGCCAGTTGATGGGTTTGGATTTGTAACCGCTAAACTATTAATTACTTGAGATAATAAAGTTGAATCTAATCCAGTCTCATCTGCTAATATTGTTCTACTCAATAAACGGGTGATAGTATCGCTTGGTACATTGTCTTGAGGACCACCACCTACTGTGTATCTAAATGTCAATGTTGTATTGCTAGGAGCCAATCCATATGTTTTTGTATACAAAAAGTTTGCAGGATTCAATTCATTAGATATGTTATTACCAATATTATTCAACCCACCACTTATTAAATCTGGATTTGGTATTAATATTTCATCGTCTAAATTTGAAACACCCGAACCGAATTGTATCTCAAACACATCCTCTGCCGTTTGTCTTGTTGTGAATCGTCTGGGAACACGTCTTAATTTTAACAGATATGGAGCTTGGTCTCTATCTTTTGTCAAGAACTTATCATTTCTTGGTATATTTGGTACGGGTTCAAATATTGTATCTTGTGCTAAAAATGGTACATGATACCACGTATTACCATCTGAATCGATAGCATCTATTATTTCTATTAAGTTTGGTTCGTTTAATATAATTTTTGTATATGGCTCGGGACTTTGGAATGTAAATGTTCTGGTGTTGATTACACCTGATATAGCATTTACGGATTTCTTCAATAACCAAAAATCAACAGTTCCGTTTGCGTCATTAACTTCAAACGGTGTTACTTCTGTTGGATCCATACTACTACTATATTTAAAATCCAAATAATCTACTGTTCTGAATCTAACTGTAGCTGCATTTATATCGGATGCAACAATCATTCCTTCTTCAATCGCTAATGCATAATTCCAATCGGGAATTAGTGTACCATTCTCATCTTGTATTGACGGTACTATTTGAAATACATCTAACTTAACCACAGCCGCAACTCTATTTTTCGGTTTATAACCCATAGATTGTGCTATATTTAAAACGTTCTGACGTTCTATAGCATGGGTTATCATAGATTCTTGTAATGTAACGTCTGTATAGTACGATAGAACGTCACCTACATAGGCTGCCATTTCCAAAAACATCATACCGGGTGATGCTTCATTGAAATCTTGGTAAGTATTTGGAAAATATGTTTTACTAAAATCTATTAAATTTGCTTTAATAGAATTAAAGTCTTTTCCCAAATAACGTATATCTTTTTTAATTAGGTCTGCCATTTATGCTTCTCTACATTACTGTTAAGGTTCCAGAATCAGATATAAATATGCGCACTGGTAAATATATGTTCGTTCCGGTTATAAAAAGTGTCAAACTTATAGCAACAGCATGATTGGGTTCGGATACCCTACCATCATCTTGTACATTTATTTTCATATCAACTTCATTTATAGTTACATATGGCATCCATGTAGTTAAAGCAGATCTTATTTCTCCCAATAAGGCCTCTTTAAAAGTTAGTTCGTCTGTTATCTGTTCAAATAAATAATAATGCAAATCTGTTCCAAAATCTGGCTGCATTATTCTTTCACCTTTATGAGTTAGGAGTAAATTTCTCAAATTAGATAAAACCTGATCAGCATTGGTATAACTAACATTAAAAATACCATTTGGATTATTAAATGGTAGTGTTACACCTATAGGCTTAATATCCTTTGTACTTTGAAAAGGATCAGTTATCGTTGAATATATTTTACGCCTATTTTTTATCAATTATCATCTCCCTTTCTTTTCGTCTATTTTTTTCATTAAATCCGAGTAGTTTCTTGTTAAAGCACTCATTACTTCACTTGGAACTTCGTCTGGTGATACTCCATTTGGAATTGCTGCTTGATGTCCAAACGATGAGTTTACAGAATCACTTGTAAAATACATACCGTCTTCATCATCGTGAAAATAAGATTCGTTTAATGAACGTTTAGTTTCTTCTAATAATTCATTTATACTTGAATAGTTACTAATTGGTTTTTTAGGCTTTGAGTCAACATTAACTATTTTTTTAGCATTATTAATTAAATCAGCTTCTCTTGATTTTGACTCTGAAATGGCCTTTGTTTTAACTTCGGGTTTCATTAATTTTTTTTCTAAAGCATAATCAATTTCTTCACGAATTATTTCTCGTATCTTACCAAAAAACTTTTTAGAATCCATAATACTTGCCTTTATATTGTGTAATACTAATAAATATGATTTTTTATATTTTTATCACCAAACGTAAACAAAATGCCAATCTTCATTCCGTGCATCGCCCCAATAGAATCCAAATCTATCTCCGTTTAAATTTATCCATTTTTGTACGTTATCTCCTGAAACATCTATAGCCTTTGCCCAACCGTGATTAGATGTGCCAGGTGTAGCTGTTTTACTTGATCCATATAATTTACGAACTTTTACTTGACCAGCATAGTCCCTATATGCCGATAATGGACCTGATATGTAGATACCTATACCGTCCTTCTTTGCAGCTTCAAACATTTTTTGATATGCTC